AATTCAGCATATTTTGGAAAAAAAGGATACACTATTCTTAAAAACGAACTAACTATACACCAACACAATATGATTCGCGACGATTTGACCGTATCACCCAATGTAAGTATAAATATGGGTGGTCCCAAAATTCAGTTCCCAATTTACCGCGAATCTCCTAAAAAGTTCTATCTCCCAAAACATTACGGTATTCAAAAATTCGGAAAACCATTGGAAAATCACAATGACTCGGGATTACCAATCGCAATTGAGTTTGTAGGATCATTGCGAGATTATCAAATCAATATTGTCAATACCTACATGACTAACATCCAAAGAGGCAATTTTGGAGGACTCTTAGAAATTGGTTGCGGACAAGGAAAAACTATCATGGCCCTCAACATTCTTTCTAAACTAAAACTAAAAACTCTAGTCATCGTCCATAAAGAATTTCTAATGAACCAATGGATCGAACGTATCTCGCAATTTTTGCCTACAGCACGTGTCGGAAAAATCCAAGGACAAACTATTGATATCGAAAACAAAGATATTGTTCTAGGTATGCTACAGTCCCTTTCTATGAAAGCATACCCCGAAGATACCTTTTCATCATTTGGTTTCACCATTGTAGATGAAACACACCACATTGGCGCTGAGGTTTTCGTTAGGTCACTGTTCCAAGTAACCACCAAATATATGCTTGGATTATCTGCCACCATGACACGTAAAGATGGTCTTACCAAAGTATTCAAACTTTTTATCGGAGATATTGTATACAAACACATTGACAATCAACAACATAACGTCCTAGTTAATGTACACACTTTTGCAACGCCTGACGAGGATTTCAATGATATTATTCTAAACTTTCAAGGACAACCACAATATAGTTCGATGATCTCAAAAATCAGCAACTTTGCACCTCGTTCAGATTTTATTATTGAAATTCTAAAACATAGTCTTAAAAATAACCCCAACCAACAAGTCATCATTCTAACAAATAACAAATCTATGCTCAACTATCTTTACGATGCTATTAAACACCACAACGTTGCTGAATCATCTGTCGGATACTATATCGGTGGTATGAAAGAAGCCGAACTCAAAAAAAGCGAAGAATACAAAGTAATCCTTGCGACATACGCCATGGCCGCCGAAGCATTAGATATCAAAACACTAACTACCCTAATTATGGCCTCCCCCAAAACGGATGTAACCCAATCAATTGGCCGAATCTTGAGAACTAAACACACCCAACCAACTGTAATTGATATTGCAGACACACATGACGTTTTCCAAAATCAACTAAAAAAACGTATCACCTATTATAAAAAACAAAATTACACCGTACATATTTACGATAACAACTCTTTGACTGTCTACAAAAATCTAGCATACATTCCCAAAAAGGCAACCAAACCAGTTTGTTTGATTAATATAAAGGGTGCTATATGCTAATCATTTATTTATCACTAGTTAAATTTTATCAGCACTTATCTAATTAATAATTTTGTTAAATATATTTTTTGTTAAATTTCATTATTATATTTGTGTATATTTATTTAGTTTAGTAAAGTATATGACATCACAAAAACTAAATGCGTTTAAATTTTTAAACACCACATTTCCATTCATTCCAAAAGATGTCATTTACATTATTAGTAAATTTTCCGGAAAATACATTCATTTCCCGAAAATCGAACATAAAACCTACAAAACCAAGTCTAAAAGTGATAAATACCATACAAAACATCTAGTTATGAAAACACGATTCAGGGCTTGGAGTGTCTAATTAAAATAAGGTCATTGCTAAATATCTGGCATTTCCATTTTTAGTTTTCTCAAATCACGCTCAGCTTCACTAGCACCGCGTTCGCGTGATGTTGCTATTTTCCTCTCTAACTGTGAAACAGTAAACATAAAAGTTTTAAATACATTCCATAAACGTTGAATTTGCGTAGGGTACTTTTTGAATAGATTTCTCACATCCGAATCTTTTAATGCGCGTCCTTGGTTCTCAGAATCACGTACTATGATATGAATAATAAAATATTTTACTTCAGATGGAGATGCTTTTAAATTTTCTCCTGCTCTTTTTTTAGCAAACTTTTTTATTTTTTCATAGACAAATTCCATTGTTTCTTTCTTTATCTTACCATATTCCCCATCATACATAAGGGTGGTAAGATCCCAATCAGCTATCGCTTGTTTAAGCACTGTTTCTAAATACTTATAGTCCACATTAACTGCGAAAATTTTAAAATTCTCTTTCACTTGTTCACTATCTACATCTCTTGCTGATCCTACATCGTCTTTCGTTTCAACAGAAGGTTCACCAGCAACTCCTTGTATTCCACCCTTTCTTCGCTGCATGATCACATCTAAATCTCTTCCACTGGTATTTTTATCAATCTCACCTAATTTATTTCTTAGCCAATCCTGATCGTCTGGTACATCCAAGGTCACTAGCCCTTTAACCTTTTTTATCTCTCCTTCTTTAGAACCTACTCTACCACTACCATCACTAGTATCGGTTTCATAAGACCCATGCAACTTGTTAAAAAGTTTCTGACTTCTATTATAATTTATAAAACCTTCTTCAGTTGTATACAACACGTCCATTTTTCCAAAATTAAAGTTCATTTTTCCCGCTTAACTTGTCTTTAGAAAATATTTACTTAATATAAATGGAAAAGAAGCAAAACTATAAACTTAAATGTCAATTATCTGATCAAAAACAAACCCCAGTATACTTCCCTCTTTACGATACAGACGTTAATGTCGAACAGGCCAGTATTTCAAATTCAAAAAAAGAAGAAATTGTAAATGGTTTTATTGGCGCAGATTTCGCTTTCACGTTTTTGTTCATGATAATAGGAGGATTTATTTTTTACGAAGCAAATGAAAATGGTAATGTTACCAACATTGTCAATATGGTACACTCTGCATTACTCTATAAAGTATTCGCTGGATTGTTTGTAACTTTACTCACTGTACCTATTATTTTATGGGAAATTTACAAAAAATCAAACGGAATAAGTGAAGAAAATTACACATTATTGGCTCTATCCTTTTCTATTTCGTCTTTTTTATTCAATCTCGGAGCTATCTTAATTATTGCTTTATTCAATTATGATTTCGTAAAACGCATGAACTTAACCAAAACACGAATAGCAACCCCTATTATCCTACTAGTTGTAAAAACCATGTTGATTCAACGGTGGTTTTTTAAGTGATCACAGACCCCTCTATAAGTTTAGACTTATTGTATTCTTGGGTTTCCTGTGCGATTTTTTCGGTTTATCCTCTTTTTCTTCTAATTTTAATCCAGATAATATATCACTAATATCATCTGGTCCTTTCATTTCTGGTCGCTGAGATCTTTCTACCGGGACAGCTTCACTTTTTGCCTGATCCAAATCTGGGCGACTGTTATTCGCCATCTCCATGAAATTCCCAAATCCACTATTGTTTTTTGCACTCATTTGATCAACAGCTGCTTTAGTGAATTGTTGCATCAAATCCGGATTCTGTCTCATAATATCATCCATTCCTGGCATTGCAGATTTTAATAATGTATTCGACATGTGTATCATTATAGCACTACCAGCCAACTGAAACATCAATTTGATTTCCGGCGCCAATTTCCCTTTAGACTTGTACTTTTCGTGCAATTCTCCAAAAATATCATCATATTCTTGCAAATTTTCGTTTACCTGTTCACCCCAACCATCTAAATGGATATCAAATGGATCAAATTTGTTATTCATAAACTCCATACCAGTAATCGCAGCCATTAACATTTTTCCTTGAAACTTGACACTATTGGCTTTTTCTTTTTCCCGTATTATTGTCTCGTACTCACCCTTCATTTCCAATAACGATGATTCCATGTCATATTGCTTTCGCAAATTAGCCCCCTTTTTCTCTAGTTCTTCTAACAATCTTATATACTTGAACTTCTCATGTAACTCGTCTGTACTCGATGTGGAGTGTTGAATCGGTTCTGGTACTGAATTTACTTTTGCAAACCCATCCCATGTTTGCGTAACTGGTTCATTATTCCAATTACTTTTGCTATCATTTTCAACTGTATCATTTAATGTTTTTTCTAGCTCATCTAAACTAGTCGCTATATTCTTCGCTTCTGTGGGTTTGTTGGCCAATAGTTCTAAACCTTCTATACTGGTACCTATATTCTCTACTTTTGCATCATCAATGTTTAACGGAAGTTCTTCGATATCCAAATTTAATGCTACCGCCATTATGAACTAATTAGGAAATTAATTTTAAGTCCCTCCGCATTATTTAATGCAATTATTCTCCTATGTTTAAATGCATTACTTTTTTAACATAATACAATCCTTGTAAAAATGAATCAGCCAAATCATCTTTTTTTTTTCCTACAAACAAATTATGATATGGTTCCCAATGTTTATTGACGCTAAGTATATGGTCTGTTAACATGATTCCCGTCTTTTTACGAACATTATAACTATTCCCGTTACCTATTTGTTTCTTAGCTTCATTCACATAGTCATCGTAAATTTTTAATTTGTTTTGCGAAGATATCATTTCTATTCTTTCTAAACCATTCATTATAAAATATTGCATTATCATTCCCTGTATTGTTTTCATCCGATTCGCTATAGGACTTATCTGATTTTCTATTAACACTATTTCTATTCCACTAACATCACACATTATTTCATCAAATACTCCTTTCATATTTTTCCCTAATGTTACCATGCTCTCTTTTTCAGCCTTCTTCTTTTTTATTAAAGTTGCTTTCTCTTTTTTATGTATTCCACAATAATATTCATTCCCTAACGTATATTTTGCATTATTTACACATTTTCCTTTAGATGATGTATATCCATCGCATGTTTTTGACACATCCCCCACTAAAGATACTGTTTGCCAATGTACAATATCTATAGTACCATCATTTATGCATAATATACATAATCCTAAATTCTTGATACCAACATCTATACTTATTAATTTAGTCATTCTTCAATATATTCAATAAATCATTCCTTTTTAGATTAGTTAATTTTATTGATGGGTCTTTTTCTTTTATTTTTAACTTTAATGCAGATACTGTCATCTTATCTACATCTGTTTTTTCTTCAATCATTCCCTCGATTATTAATGACTCTATTTTTTCTCCCACTTCACACGTTTGTATATCCTCTATTTCAATATTTGATACTTCTTCTCCATCAATTACTTCAGTAACCAACGCTCTTACTTCATCATCGTCATCATCACCTTCATCGCTATCATCCTCGACATCGTCTTCATCATCTTCATCTTCATCTTCATCTTCATCTTCATCATCTGAAATCACTTGTAAACGTGGTTCGTTGTAATCTAAACTGGATGTTCCTCGTACTATATCACTATTGTCGTCTCGGGTTTTTCCTAAAAAATTACTCACCTTATTTATTTCTTCCATTTCTTGCGCAAGTGTATTTGTCAATTCCAATATTCCTATTATCTTCGTATTCATCTGCTTTAACGAATATCTCATAAATAAGTAGCAAGCACCAATTAACAATAATAAACCTAAATATACTAATCCTAACTGCATTTGTTTAACTTTTTATTTTTTTTTGCGCTATTGAACGAAAACTTTTCAAAACAAACTACGATTCGTATTAACTCGATTATGATGTTTGTTTATGTTTTTCATACAGCATCGTTCTTATTACACTACAAAAAACGTTGACCGTTTTGTTTTCCACCCGGCAATTGCTGGGATTTCACACCTGTACGTCAGGGTTTAATAAAAGCCGTTCCACTACATGTATTGTAGTTTCTGTTTTTTATTACTGATACATTTGTTTTAAAATTTACATATGTTTTCCTTTCTCCCATCTCCAATGATGTCTCTAGTTCTTTTGAATAAACTTTACACATTTTTCTTATTAAATTAGTATAATTAACTTTATCTATATCATTATTTAAGAACAACTACTTTATAATGTTAAAATACACTATGAACACACTATCAACACATATTTTAAACAAGCTCAAAACATCTAGTTTCCCAAAACTTGCAATAAAATGCCAACAAACCAATTCATGGAAATGGGTAGAAAACAAATTCGTTAACGGATCCATTGAAACATGTAGACACCGACTTCGACAATTGAATATCAAACCTGGACAACGTGTGGTTTACAAGGGTAACAACTCACTAGAATGGATTTCATGGAACATAGCTTGCAACTCATTAGGAATAATTTGGGTGCCTTTATACACCAATCAACCATATCAATACACCGAACATGTTATTAGAGATTGTAATCCGTCCTTAGTCATTAGCGATGATAACAATATCTTCAAGATGCATGGTGAACTAAAACAAATTTCTAACCAGATCACAAACAACGTCGTATACCAAGGGGATACAGAATTCAAAACTAATGAAAAAAATATTGCTAATATTATTTACACATCTGGTACAACGGGTAGCCCCAAGGGGGTCGTTCTTACTAATGATAATATTATATCTAATGTAGAAGCTGTAAGAAGAATGTTCCACACCGTCAATAATGTTACATCCTTAAATATTTTGCCATGGGCACATATTTATAGCCAAACGTGTGAACTCTATTATAACTTGATTTACGATAATCAAATGGCCATTAGTACTGGTAAAGATAATTTCATGAACGAATGCAGAGAAATCAAACCAGAAGTTCTCTACGTCGTTCCAAAGCTATTAGAAATGGTAAAGCAAAAAATAGAAATATTAGACAAACCTGTAATACAATTAGTCCTACCTCATATATTAAAACAAATTTTCGGGGGCAACATTAGATATATCTTTACTGGTGGTGCAAAACTAAAAGATAATGTTAAAAAATTTTATATTGAAAATGATATATTAATTTGCGAAGGATACGGATGTTCGGAAACTGCACCTATGATTAGTGTTAATCACTTCGAAGACCCTAGAAATATTAACTCTATTGGAAAAATATTAGACAACGTTTTGGTAAATATTATAAATGGAGAAATACAAGTCTCTGGACCAAATGTTATGTTGGGTTATTGGAACGATAAAGAAAAAACCAATGAAGTTTTAGTCAAACGAGATAACAAATTATGGTATAAAACTGGCGACAGTGGAGGAATTGAAAACGGATTTTTATATTATAACGGCCGAATAAGCGACAACTACAAATTATCTAACGGCAAATTCGTAAATGTAGAAACAGTAGAAGGTGTTATTAGTGACTTTGTAGAAACCCCGTTTATTATATACGGAGAACATGATACCCACAATGCATTAATAACAACAGAAAATATTTCAAAAATGACACTCGATTTAATTAATGAAAATCTTGACAAACAACTCCAAATTAAATCAGTTGTTGTACTCGATGATGCTACTATGTCAAAGTTTTACACTCCCAAAATGAGCATCAAACGCAAAAAACTTGTTGAATATGTATCTACGTTAAAGACAGTTTAATCATCATAATACTCATAAAGAAATCAGCCTGTTATTTTTTTCTTTTTATCACTAAGCAACTTAATACACTCCCAAATCTTACCACTTTCTACTATTGAAAAGCATCCGCGATGATTAGCTACATTACAAAATGACACCAATACATTTACTGCAATATCTTCATTAGTTATCTCGATATCAGTTAATTTCTTTTGCTCAATATTATCGTTTTTTATAGGTTCGCTATTATCCATTCTATGTAATTTCGTATTGGAATATTTTTATATACATTTTTTGTAAGTTTTAATATTTCAATAGTGTAATGCACATTAATCAACAGTTATATAGCGGATATGTAATTACTACATTACCTTTCTATGTAAGATTGTATGTAAAATCATTTTATCCACGCCCATTTAGATTTACACAAAATGGTGGCTTTATTTTGGAAAGAATCTAGGCGCACAAAAAAATTGAAATTTTAATATGATTTTA